TCATTCGAAGCAGGTAACGAAGTGTTTATCGTAACAGAAGACGAACAAAAAATTCCTTTGCCAGTAGGTGAGTATGAGTTCGAAGATGGACGTATGTTAATCGTAGTAGAAGAAGGAATGATTGCTGAAGTTAAAGAAAAAGAAATGGAAGAGCCTGAAGTTGAAGTAGAAGTTGAAACCGAGAAAAAGGAAGAAATGGAAACTGAAAAGCCAACTGCTAAGAAAACTATTGAAAGCGTAGTTAAAGAAACTTTCTTTTCTGAAATAGAAAAACTAAAAGAAGAAAACGAAACTTTAAAAGCTGAATTAAGCAAATTAAAAGAGGTTAAAGAAGAAGTAACACTTTCATCTGACGAAGAAGTTAAACCAATTTCTTTCAATCCAGAAAACGAAAATAAAGTTGAGACTGTAAGAATCGCGTCTAAAAGAGAGCGTTCAATTATGGATTCAATCTTAGAAAAACTAAATAAGTAATATTAATTTTTAAATACATTTTACAAAAATGGCAACAACAACTTCAATTACAACTACTTACGCTGGTGAATTCGCAGGTAAGTACATTGCGGCGGCTTTATTGTCGTCTCCAACTTTAGAAAAAGGCGGAATTACTATTATGCCTAACGTTAAGTACAAGCAAGTTATCAAAAGAGTAGCTACTGACGGAATCGTTAAAAATGCAACTTGTGATTTTGACCCAACTTCAACTTTGACTTTAACAGAGAGAGTTCTTCAACCTGAGTCATTCCAAGTTAACTTACAATTATGTAAGTCTGACTTTCGTTCAGATTGGGATGCTATCCAAATGGGTTATTCAGCGTTTGACGTATTGCCTAAGTCTTTTGCTGATTTCTTAATTGCACACGCTGCTGAGAAAGTTGCTCAACAAATGGAATTAGTTATTTGGGATGGTAACAACGCTTCTGCTGGTGAGTTTTCAGGAATCATGAGACAATTAGACGTTGATGCTTCTTTACCTGCAGGTCAAAAAATCGCTGGTACTTCTGTAACTGCTTCTAACGTAGTTGCTGAGTTAGGTTCTATCATTGATGCCCTTCCTGCTGCATTGTACGGAAAAGAAGATTTGTATCTTTATGTTTCTTCTAACATTTATAGAGCTTACGTTCGTGCTTTGGGTGGTTTTGCTGCTGCTGGTGTAGGTGCTAACGGTTATGACAACAAAGGAACTAACCAAGTATTGAATGACATTTACTTTGATGGCGTTAAAGTATTCTTAGCTCCGGGTCTTGCTACTAACACTGCGTTACTTGCTCAAAAATCTAACTTGTTCTTTGCAACAGGATTGATGAACGATATGAACGAAGTTAAAGTATTAGATATGGCTGACCTTGACGGTTCACAAAACGTAAGAGTTATCATGCGTTTTACAGCTGATGCTAAATATGGTTTCGCTTCTGACGTTGTAACTTACGGAATCTAATCAAACAACAATTATAACGAGGGTGGTGAAATAAACGCCACCCTTTTTTGTTTAACATTAAAAAAATAATAAAATGAGCTGCGATATAGCAAACGGAAGATTAGAAGCTTGTAAAGATGCGATTTCAGGACTTCTAAACATTTACTTTATTAACTACGGAGATTTGAATACATTACAATCAAGTGTAACATTTGATGGTGATGACCAAATTACTGAATGGATTACTGCTACACAAATTTCACTTTACAAATACGAATTGAAAGGTGCAAATGGTTTTGAGCAAACTATCCAAACTTCAAGAGACAACGGAACTACTTTCTTTGAGCAAGTATTGACTATTCAATTAAAGAAGCAAGACGCTGTAACGCATAAGAACGTTAAATTGTTAGCTTACGGGCGACCAAGAATCGTTGTTGAAACAAGAGACCACCAATTCTTTTTAGCTGGTTATGACCAAGGGTGTGATGTTACTGCTGGAACTGTATCTACTGGAACTGCAATGGGTGACTTCAATGGGTATAACTTGACATTCACAGGAATGGAAAAAAGCCCTGCTTACTTCATTGACTGCGCTGATGAGGCTGGATTACAAGCTATCTTTACTGATGGTTCAGCAAATGCTATCATTGTAACTTCTTAATTCTCCAAGCATACCAACAAGTTAACCCTACCTACGTGGTGGGGTTTTCTGTTTTAGGTAACAATTTTAGACTTTAGTAGTTAATAAAGTATGATAGTTTTAACTACTACTTTAGACCCTCAAACATTTAGCTTTATTCCACGTACTGCTGATTTCGATATAGTAGAAATTACAGATGACCAAACGAATGAAACTATTTTAATTGAAGGTTGGACTTTTACGGAAGGAGATTATTATTCTACGTTAGAAGCAGAGTTCGAATTAGTTGAAAACCATTTCTACAATTTAGTAGTAAAAGACGGAACAAATATAGTTTATAGAGATAGGATATTCTGCACCGACCAACCGATAGTTACCTTTTCGGTTAATAACGGACAATATACTTCAAATACAACTGCAAATACTTTTATAGTTTATGAGTGATAACAATATACACGTAATTAATTTAAGTTCTTACCAAACGCCATTAATCCAAGAGTCTAAAAGAGATAATTGGGTTGAGTTCGGTGAGGACAATAATTACTTTCAATATTTAATTGACAGATACACGTATTCAACGACGAATAACGCCATTATAAACAATATAAGTAGATTAGTTTATGGACGTGGTTTAAGTGCGTTAGACGCTTCTAAAAAGCCAAATGAGTATGCTCAAATGATGTCTTTATTACACCCTGATTGCGTTCGTAAATTAGTAGTGGATAGAAAGATGTTAGGGCAATGCGCTATTCAGATACATTACTCTAAAGACCATAAAAAAATACTTAAGGCTTATCATATGCCAGTTAATCTTTTACGTGCTGAAAAGTGCAATAAAGACGGAGAAGTAGAAGGTTATTACTATTCAGATAATTGGCAAGACATAAAAAAATACGCCCCTAAGAGAATACCTGCTTTTGGGTATTCAAACGAGCAAATAGAAATACTTTATATTAAGCCTTATACGGTAGGAATGAAGTATTACGCCTATCCTGATTATCAAGGTGCTGTTCCTTACGCTAAACTTGAGGAGGAAATAGCAGACTATTTGATTAATGAAGTTCAACACGGCTTTAGCGGTACAAAGGTTATTAACTTTAACAACGGTATTCCTACCGAAGAACAACAAAGTATCATTACAAGCAAAGTAAACGCACAATTAACGGGTTCTAAAGGACTCCGAACTATTGTAGCTTTCAATGCAAGTGAAACAAGTAAAACAACTGTTGACGATATTCCATTAAACGATGCACCTGAACACTATTCGTATTTAAGTGAGGAGTGCTTACGTAAGATTATGTTAGGGCACAATGTAACAAGTCCTTTGTTATTTGGTATTGCTTCTACAACTGGTTTTAGTTCAAATGCTGATGAACTTAAGAACTCAAGTATTTTGTTTGACAACATGGTTATTAAGCCTATGCAAGATGAATTACTTGAGGCTTTCGATAGAATATTAGCTTATAATGGAATTACTTTAAAGTTATTCTTTAAGACTTTACAGCCTTTGGAGTTTATGGACTTAGAGAACGCACAAACAGAGGAGCAAATAGCTGAAGAAACAGGAACTGAATTAAGCGCTGTAAACCCTTTAATAGAATTAGGTGAAGACGAAAGTTCTGAATGGTTGCTTATTGATGAGTTTGAAGTTGACTACGATACAGACGAAAAGGAAAACGAAATTCTAAGCGGCGAAGTAAAACAAAGTTTATTATCTAAGGTTGTTAACCTTGTTAGCACTGGTTCGGCTTTTCCTAACTCAAAAAGTGAGCAAGACGAAAATATAGAAGGTATTAAATTCATTACTCGTTATGTTTATGCAGGTGAAACTACCGAAAAGACGAGACCTTTTTGTAGTCAAATGATTAAAGCTAATAAAATCTATCGTAAAGAAGATATTTTAAGAATGGGTAACAACGTTGTAAATGCAGGTTGGGGGCCACGTGGTGCAGATACTTATTCAATTTGGTTATACAAAGGCGGTGGTAATTGTCACCATAGATGGAACAAGCGAGTTTATGCAAGTTTTGAAGGCGTAGGTATTGATGTTTATTCGCCAAAAGCGAGACAAGTAGCTTCAAGAAAAGCTGAAAAATTAGGTTATGTAATTAAGAATCCAAACTTGGTAAGTCAAAGACCTATTGATATGCCAAACAGAGGGTTTTTACCAAAAGATTAAAAGATGGCAGAAGCGTTATTAATTACGAGAGACGATGTTGTAAAGTTTACTGCTATGAATGGCAACGTAGACACGGATAACTTTATTCAATGGATTAAAGTAGCTCAAGATATTCATA